TTTACTTTTTTTGAAAAAAAAATGTATTTTGGGAATTTATATACATATATATTAATGTATCAAGATTGAGATACAAAGTTTTTTGACAATTTAGAATTTTGTGAAAGTATTGAGAGTAATTATCTCAATATGGGATTGACCGAATAATGGGTGCTACTTAGAAGCCCATAAGGTAATCTACCAAATGTTGTGGTGACAGGAACTCTGCTAAATGTTGTAGAGGTGTAACGGTCCTTATAGACATATAATTTGGAATGTACTTTTAGAAAAAACAAGAGCGATTCTTGGACTTCATTGTGGGTAAGGGTAAAACTGAAATCCCACTTAATGGCTGAATTAATCTATACTCAGAGAGATAAAGCAATGACATAGAGGTTGTACTCGATTCTACGATGATTAACCATCATTTAAGAATAACTATCGTAACTGGTAGATGTTAGGTATGAAGTAATAAAATCTGAGCTAAAAGTTGTAGGTAATCGCAAATCCTACATCCCCCAAATTCTTTAATTAAAAAAAGGTTCAACCGAAATTTTAGTTTCCACTTATAAATAAACTTAAAATATCGACCGAACCTTTTTTTTTGCAAAAAACTAAAATAAATTACATTTTAACTATCTTAATTGATATATATTATTGTATCAAGGTTACACTTGATTAACAAATGAAAAATGAACATAAACAAATGGAGAATATGAAATGGATTTAAATGCAATAAAAAAACGCCTCGGGCAGTTACAAACTACTAACAATCGAACTTCCAGTCTTTGGAAACCACAACCAGGTAAAACTCAAATTCGTATCGTACCTTACTCATTCAATAAAGATAATCCTTTTATTGAATTATTTTTTCACTACAATCTGAGCAATCGCTCTTATTTATCACCAATTTCTTTTGGTAGACCAGACCCTATTGAAGAGTTTGCTCAAAAACTAAAAGCAAGTGGTAATAAGGAAGATTATCAGTTATCACGCAAACTTGAAGCAAAAATGAGAACTTTTGCTCCTGTCATTGTTCGTGGTGAAGAATCACAAGGTGTGAAGTTTTGGGGATTTGGAAAGACAGTTTATCAAGAACTACTTTCAGTAATCGCAGACCCTGATTATGGTGATATTACAGACCCAGTAAATGGTCGTGATGTGGTTGTTGAGTTTATCTCTGCAGAAGAGAGTGGAGCAAGTTATCCTAAAACTAACATTCGTGTAAAACCTAATCAAACACCAATCTCAGATGAACCTGAAGTATTGGAAAAAGTTAAAGCACAACAAGACATTACAGAGATATATCAAGAATTATCATATGATGATATGACAGATGTATTGAATGAATGGTTAAATCCAGATGGGGAAACTACTGAAACAACAAATTCAGAAGTATCATCAACTGAGAAAGCCGTTAAAGAAAATGTAGCTGAAATCGAAACATCTAAAGTAAGTAATACTGGTGATGCTTTTGATGAGTTGTTTAACTCGTAAATAATAACAATATAGTGTGTGGCAACATACAACAAAAGTAGAGATGGGTGTTATTGTATTCCCTAACTACACACTATTAATTTGATAAGGAAAAAAATATGGCATCATCAGTACACGATGTGTTGGCCGATACATTGGCCGATAGTTTAAATAAAAAATTCAAAGATAATAAAGTAGCATACTTTCTTGATGGTACGGATAATACACCTACCGATATTAAGGATTTTATTTCTACTGGTAGTTCTATGTTAGATTTGGCTATTTCAAATAGACCAGATGGTGGAATTGCAGTTGGTAGAATTACAGAAATCAATGGATTAGAATCAAGTGGTAAATCACTACTTGGTGCTCATCTACTTGCAGAGACTCAAAAGAAAGGTGGTGTGGCAGTTTATATTGATACTGAAACATCAGTTTCTCAAGAGTTTATGTCAGTTATTGGAATTGATATGGGTAAGATGTTATACTTACACTTAGAGACAGTAGAAGATATTTTTGAAGCGATTGTAGAAATCGTAACTAAGGTTAGAGAATCAGACAAAGATAGGTTAGTAACTATTATGGTTGATTCACTCGCCGCAGCTACTACGAAAGTAGAGTTGGAAGCAGATTTTGATAAAGATGGTTGGGCTACTGCAAAAGCAATCATTATATCAAAAGCAATGAGAAAGATTACTCAAATGATTGGTAGACAAAAGGTTGCACTTGTGTTTACTAATCAATTAAGACAAAAACTCGGAGTAATGTTCGGAGACCCTTGGACAACAAGTGGTGGAAAAGCATTACCATTCCACGCTTCAACAAGAATTAGGTTGAAGAATATGGGACAAATCAAAGATACAGCTAAAAATGTATTGGGTATGAAGTGTAGAGCACAGATTGTGAAAAACAGACTTGGTCCACCTTTACGACATGCAGATTATGATATGTACTTTGATAGAGGTATCGATAACTACGGAGCTTGGTTGACTGTGTTGAAAGAACACAAGTTAGTTAAATCAGGTGGTGCGTGGTACACTCTTACAGACCAGAATGGTAAAGACCATAAGTTTTTATCAAAGGATTGGGAAGAGTTGATTACCAGTGATGATGAGTTGAAAGACTATGTCTATGGTATCATTTGTGAAAAGGTTATATTAAAATACAAAGAAAAACTTGGTATTGATGATGTAGAGTTCACAGATGAGGTCTTAGGTGATTAATCAGAAACATTTATCTATACTCGAAGAGATTAAAAAATCTGGCGGAAAGGTAGATAGTGGAGAGCCAAATGACTCGGTTTTATTGATTGATGGTTTAAATACTTTTATTAGAGTATTTACCGCAGTACCTACTACTAATGAGGATGGGGTTCACATTGGTGGAATAGTAGGTTTTTTAAGGTCAGTTGCATTCGCTATTAATATGGTAAGACCTACTCGAACTATCATAGTATTTGATGGTAAGGGTGGGTCTAACCGCCGTAGGAAATTATTTCCAGAGTATAAGGCAGGAAGAAAGATGTCTCTTCGTTTGAATAGAACAGATGGGATATCTTTAACTCGTGAACAAGAACACAAGATGATGATTGCTCAGTTAAATAGAGTAATCGAATACTTAGAACTATTACCATTGACAGTTACTACTGCAGAAAATATAGAAGCAGATGATGTGATTGGATATTCAGCAAAGCATGTTTTTAAGGAAAATGTTACTATTATGTCAACCGATAAAGATTTCTTACAATTGGTTGATGATAGGATAAAGGTGTACTCACCTACTAAGAAAAAAATGTATGATGAAGAACGAATCTTGAAAGAGTATGGTATAAGTTCCACAAACTTTTTACTATTCAGAACTATGGATGGGGATAAATCTGATGGGATACCAGGTATCAAGGGTGCAGGAATAAAAACACTTTTAAAATTGTTTCCTTGGCTTGAATCACCACATAAGTTCACCATAGAGGATGTTATTAAGAGTGCAGATGCTAAGAAGAAGCAATATAAATTGTGTGAAGCAATTTCTAATTCTTCAGACCAGTTACTTTTAAATAAGAAACTTATGGATTTAGATGATATAAATATATCTGGTAGTAGTAAGTTAAAAATTCAAGAAATTTGTGGGAATCCTATACAGAGATTAGTAAAACATAAATTCCAAAAAATGTTTTTGGAAGATAAAATGTACACTGCTTTACCAAATTTAGATAGTTGGTTACATTCAACATTTAATAGATTAAACTTTATGGCGGAGAAAACGCATGGGAAGAAAGCGTAAATACTTTTCAGATAAAGAGAAACGCGATGCTCAAAAGAAATGGCAGATGGAGCATTATAAGAGGAATGCTGAAGAGATAAAAGCAAAAGCACGACAGAGATATCGTGATAAGAAAAGAAAAGAGTTTTATGATAAAAAAGTTCAAGATTTGTACTCAAATCTGGATATTTAATATAGAGTTATAATGAGCGAAAATTTAGTACAATACGGAACATCGTTCCAATCAAAAATAATTACAAGTTTAATGCTTGATAATAAGTTTACAAAACAAATTGTAGATATATTAGAAGTAAGTTACTTTGATACAGATTCTACAAAATATCTTATCAAAAATATTAAAGATTACTTTGAAAAATATAAAACACCACCAACAATGGAGGCAATTAAAGTTATTATAGATGGGGTAGATAATCCTACATTAAAAACTACTATAGTTGATTCATTGAGAAATGCATGGGGGTATAGGGAATCTACTGATTTAGAGTTTGTAAAAGAAAAAACATTAGAGTTTTGTAAGAATCAAGTTGTTAAGAATGCAATTATGGATAGTGTTGAGTTGTTAGAAGCTCAAAGATATGATGAAATCAAGGGTTTGATTGATAAAGCGATGACTGCTGGTATGGAGAGAGATATCGGACACGAGTACATTACAGGTTTTGATGAAAGGATGAATCAACAAGCAAGAGAATGTTTACCTACAGGTTGGGATAGTGTAAATGATTTGATGGATGGTGGTTTGGCAGGTGGTGAACTTGGAGTTGTAGTTGCTCCTGCTGGTATTGGTAAATCTTGGACATTACAAGCTATTGGTGCTCACGCAGTTAAACAAGGTAAGACCGTAATCCATTATACATTAGAGTTAAATGCTCAGTATGTTGGGTTACGATATGATACAATTGTTAGTGGACAACCAACGGGTAACTTACAATATTATAAAGAAGAAGTATTAAAAGCAATAGGTAAACTTAAAGGTAATTTAATCATTAAGTATTACCCAACAAGAACTGCAAGTGTAAACACAATAACTGCACATTTACAACAATGTGAACTGCAAGGTATCAAACCTGATATGGTTATTGTGGATTATGCTGATATTATGAAATCAACATCTAACTTCACAGAGAAACGACATCAGATAGGACATGTCTATGAGGAACTTCGTGGTATGGCAGGGGAATTTGATATTCCAGTATGGACTGCATCACAAGCAAATCGTTCATCATTAGAAGAAGATGTAATTGATGCAAGTAAAGTATCAGAGGATTACTCTAAAGTTATGACTTCAGATTTTGTAATGAGTATGTCAAGAAAGGTTGAGGATAAGATAGCAAATACAGGTAGATTCCATGTCATTAAAAACAGATTTGGACCTGATGGAATCACTTTCCCAGCAACCATCAACACAAACACAGGTTTCATACAAATATATGATACCAACACTCAAGGTGGTAAAGAAGTACAAGGTAAAATGAATAATGCAGATGAGTATCTTCGTAAAACCTTGGCTCAAAAGAAGAAAGATTTCGATGGTGAGGGGTTTGAATAAAACTTCAAAGAAAATCTTTTTTAAACTTCGAAAAAAATGTATATATTGCTAATATAATCAAGTATATATCATACATATAATAGGTATAATTAAATTTAAAAATGGAGAGTTTCAAAATGGGAAAACATAAGTTCAAGTTATCAGATAACTTTATAGATAAGTACAAAAGAAAGAAACCGCCTTTCGGTTTTAATGGGTTAGGTGAATTAGTTTATATGAGAACTTATTCAAGAATTAAAGAAGATGGAAAAAATGAAAGATGGTGGGAAACTGTCCAAAGAGTTGTAGAGGGAACTTATACAATGCAAATGAATTGGATTGAATCTCATCAATTAGGTTGGAATCCTTGGCAAGCACAAAAATCCGCACAAGATATGTATGAAAGAATCTTTACAATGAAGTTTCTTCCACCAGGTCGTGGTTTATGGGCTATGGGAACGGCAATCACAGAAGAAAAAGGTTTATATGCAGCACTAAATAATTGTGCATTCGTATCAACAAAAACAATCAAAGAAGATTATTCCAAACCATTTTGTTTCTTGATGGATGCAAGTATGTTAGGAGTTGGTGTTGGTTTCGATACAAAGGGTGCTGGTGAGATAGATATTAAAGGTATTGATATCAAAAGAGATGAGCAGAATTTCCAAATACCAGATACTCGTGAGGGTTGGGTAGAATCACTACAACTTTTATTAGAAAGTTACTTTCACGGACAAGGGGAAGTTGTATTTGATTATAGTTTAATCAGATTAGCAGGTGTTCCAATCAAAGGTTTTGGAGGAGTAAGTTCAGGTCCTGAACCACTAATGGAAGTACACGAGACTGTTAGAGAAACATTAGAAAAAAATAGTGGAAAACCAATAACAATAACAACCATCGTAGATATTATGAATCTAATCGGTAAGTGTGTTGTTGCGGGTAATGTGAGAAGAACTGCAGAGATTGTATTTGGTGACCCACACAATGAAGAGTATTTAGATTTAAAGAACTATAAAGTAAATCCACATAGAGAACAATATGGTTGGACATCTAATAATTCAATATTTGCTGAACTTGGTATGGATTATACAGAGGCATCAAAAAGAATTAATGATAATGGTGAACCTGGATTTGCGTGGTTAGAAAATATGAGACATTATTCTCGTATGAAAAATGGTGGAGATGATAAAGACCATAGAGTAATGGGTGGTAATCCTTGTTTGGAACAATCATTAGAATCATATGAGTTATGTTGTTTAGTGGAAACATTTCCAAGTAACCACGATTCATTAGAGGATTATCAGAGAACATTAAAATATGCTTATTTGTATGCAAAGACAGTAACATTAGGTAGAACTCATTGGAGTGATACTAATCGTGTGATGTTGAGAAATCGTAGAATTGGATGTAGTGTGAGTGGAATTGCTCAGTTCATTACTAATCGTGGTTTACACGAATTAAAGAATTGGTTAGAAGAGGGATACGATACTATACAAGAATGGGATAATATGTATTCAGATTGGTTTGCAGTACCAAAATCAATTAAAACTACAAGTGTTAAACCAAGTGGGACAGTATCACTATTAGCAGGTTCAACACCTGGATTACATTATCCTGAATCAAGATTCTATACAAGAAGAATTAGAGTATCGAAACATTCAGATTTGTTAGAACCATTGAAAAAGGCAGGATATAAAGTAGAACCTGCATTTGGTTCAGAGGATACCACTATGGTTGTTGAAGTTCCTGTCGATGTAGGAGAGGGAATTAGAACAGTCGGAGAATTATCCATTTGGGAACAATTCAGTTTAGCAGCATTTATGCAAAGACATTGGGCTGATAATCAAGTAAGTTGTACTGTCACATTTAATCCTGATACAGAGGGTGAAATGATACCACAAGTATTAAACTATTTTCAATATCATTTAAAGGGAATTAGTTTACTACCAAGACACGATTATGGAGCATACAAACAAATGCCGTATGAAGCAATTGATGAAAAACAATATAATAAAGATGTTAAGAAACTTGGTAAATTAAACTTTGGTGTAATCAAGGCGGAAGAAGCAAATATAGAAAAATTTTGTGATGGTGATTTTTGTGATGTAGAAATCACACCGACAACTGGTGATAATGATGACCAAGATTACGCAAACTAAATATGTGGAAAACTTCACATACACAGGCAGTTGACACACCTGGTAAAAAATGTGTCTTAACAAAACAAACAGAGGAGACGATTTATGAATATATATCGTAAACTAATAGCATCTTTCGTATTGATGACAGGATTGTTCGCTCAATCCATCGTTGTTGATGTTAAAGATGCAGAATATAACCCTTTGGTTGGAGC